AAACTGTTGATTGTTGATATTGTTTTGATCAACATCTGCTGCATGTGAAGCTATACTAAAAAATAAAGTTATGAGTAATACCAAAGCTTTCATTTAAATCTCCTTAGTTGTTGTTTCTATAATTATTTATTGAAACGCGCTCGAAAATTTATATGCCGTTTGGTATACGTCAGTATATACCTATTTAGTTGGTAGGTTATTTTCTTTTTGAGGCTCGGGTTTAACTTCACGATCCTCGGGGACTTTGCCCCAACCTACCGTCTTATCCCATTCTTGTTGAGTGTACTTATAATCCTGCGTCATCTATAATATCCTGCAATGCTTGATTGATAGGTTTATAGCCATAATAGTGGAGCTTCTCTGCTTTACGATCTAAGAAGTCTCTTCGTTTAGTAATGTCTCGGGCCATGTGTGCTGCCATCAAGATCATATAATACCTGTTACCTACAGCGTTTACTGCTTTTTGCACGTCGACCCTTGGTAACTCAGGTCGGTTCTTTTTGTCCTGTTGCATTCCACTGTCCTCCATAATAATGTTCAAGTTTGCCTTCATTGTTAAGTCTTTGGTCTCCGTCTTGTGGAGCGTCTAACTTAACTGACCAATCGATGGCATCAAAGTTCTTATCAAATTCTTTTGTGGCTGACTTTGATAAGATGCTATCACTAGTGATGTCATTCTTTGCTACCATTATTTTGCCTTATCTTTTTTAGGTCTGCCTTTTGATTCTTTTTTCTTATCACGATTACCCATTATGATCTCCTTAATATAGTTTTGGTGGTAACTTTGTAGATGCTACTTTCTTAAGCCATCTCTTACGAGATTGATTCTTGGCTTTCTTACGCGCGATGCATGGTTTCTCGTACTGCATACGATCACGTATCTCTTGTAAAAGACCAGAGTCTTGTACTTTGTTTCTAAACTTCCTGAAAGCCTTCTCGAACTGGCCATCAGGCACGTCTACTGCAAGGCCTTGCCTTTCGTCTGGTCTTGGTTTAAACTTTTTATTTGGTATAGCTATTTTGATTCTCCTTGACTAATATGCCCATTATACCATAATTATTAATTAATGTACATAGTAAAAAATAAAGGGGACATTTTAAGTCCCCTTTGCCGACCGAGTATCCCCAGTCCATGTACTAGAACAATTACTTGTTCATTACGTACATTGTTACTTCGAAACCGAAGCGCATTTCAGTTGCAGCTGGTTTTGTCCACATAGTAGTTCTCCTTTGTTTATAAAATATTGCGTTTATAAACTCATGTCAGTAGAGATATCAATAAGATAAAGGTCTACCTTGAGGCCTATATAACTTTGTACAATCATTCAACCATACAGATACATTATATCATGACTTTGATTTAATGTACATAATTACTTATACAATATTTATTAAAAAGGACTAGTTAAAAGTATTAAAAAGTAATAAACCTGTTATTATTCAGCTGGTGTTTCTGATTGCGCTTGTTCAGCAGCTGTAGCTTGTTCTGCTGCTAATTTTTGTTGCTCTGCAAGTTGAATTTCACCTTGTTGTTTAATTTTAGAGATTAATACAACGATCTCATCGAATGGGTGTTTACCCAAAGAACGAAGAATGGTATTAATTTCTTCAATTGTTAAATCAAGTTTGATGCTCATAAAAACTCCTAGTTATTAATAGTAACGTTACGTTTAATACCGCCGATGTTATATTTCGGTACTAATTCCCACTCAGATTTTTCTTTGTATGAAACAACTTTGATCTGAGATAGAGAAGCCTTTGGTTCTGCCTTGGATTTATCTAAAATCTTAAGCAGACCCCAATCTTGTAGTAATTCAGCTATGACATTTCGTCTCTCGATATCGGACATAGAGATATCAGATTCTTTGCCATCAAGGGCAAACAATTCTTTAAAGTGTACGATGAAGTACTTACCTTGTTTATGTAGTATATGGCATGACTGGAATAGCTTCTTGTCTTTTCTAGACGCTATACCGATGCGGGTTAGAGTTTCTCTGACTTTGAGGAAGTTATCTGGTTCGATCAAGTCAACTTCTAACATTGCATCAGGTGTCCAATCATAATACACCATTGCTATAGACATTATAAAATCACTTTCTTTATTTAATTACATAATATATTTATAAGGTTTCTAGTTTCTACCGCCCTTATCATAGGCTTGTTGGAGTTCTATTAACTGCTTGGGTGTCAAGATATTTAATACTTCATAAGCTTTCTTTTCAGAGTACTTGTAATGGTTCATGATAAGCTTAAGGCTGTCTGTAGTGGCTTCCTTCTTATGCCATTTTGAAAACCTCTTTTTCTTTGGGATAGAGTTCTTGAGGAACTCAAATTGCCACTTCTTAGGAATATCCCTGATCACGTTCATCTGGTTGGCATATAAGACTGTGTCTGGAAAGAATGATAGGCCTTTGTTTATGATAAAGGCATTATAGTCCTTCTCTGCTTGAGGGTCTGTAAATAGATCCTTCTTGTTCTCGTTTATAGCATTAAGAAAATCAAATGGTGTCATTGAACTCTACTTCTTTTAGGTTTGAAGACCTCGCCATGAATGATGTATTTGGGTATCTCTTACGAAGGTCGTCTACCATCTCATTCTTTGAGTTAGCATATCCTAAGAACGAGTTATCCTTCCTATCATACGCGTACACCCTATCTTTGATCTTGACTAGATCAATATCCACTACTTTTAACTTTGTTTCTATTGGCGAGTTTGCTATACTATCAAGCATTAACTTCATCTTATAGTTGATTAATACTCTTTGTATGTACCAACCTAAAGCAACTCCTAATAATGCGCCGACTATGAATGTTAACATTATTTCCCTTCGAACGGCGGTGTTCCACCGTTTTTAATGTACTCGTCGATCGTCCTAAGCTTTGCGTTATGTATGTTGATCGCGGTTTCACGGATATCGTCAGGTTTATCTACATGATCTAGTTTGATAAACCCACGTTCTATTAAATAGATCGCTTTATCCCAGTCCTCTGCATCATACTGGTCTTTTATTATTTCATCTTGCATTGTGCCATGATCTCCGTTAGTGCAGCCATGAGGTTTACTTCATGATCTGCTACGAATGCAGCCTTATACTGATAATCGGCAAGTATCAATACTAGTTGAGGTATACTCGCTGCTTCTATGTTCACAGAAGACGTGTCGTATAGCTGCCTAAATATATTTATAGTATCTGAATCTCCATTCTTAGCTACCCATTTCCTAACTTCTGTGTAGTTTTTATCTTTGAGGTTAGTGATGAGTTGTTTGAATGACTCTTCAGTTACATTTAATAATATGCCTGAGTCGATCTTACCAGACACAGAATAACGTTGTAGTTCATTTAGTACACGTCTCCAATCTGGAAAGTGTTTAGTCACTAACTCTGCTACAACTTTTTGATCTGCTACAATATTCTCTTGAGTAAGTATATTCATTACTCGTTTAAAGAACGATGAAGCAATTTGTTGCTTTTCATTATTCTCGATCTTGAAATCAATCACACTACACCTTGAATGGAGAGGATCAATGATTCGGTTCTTATAGTTACACGTAAAGATGAAACGACAGTTGTTAGAGAATTCTTCGATGAAAGCTCTAAGAGCTGGTTGTGTAGAGTTTGGGTTTAGATAGTCTGCTTCGTCTAGTATGATGACTTTCTTTGAGTCAGTCAAAGATACTGTTGAGGCAAATGATTTGATCTTGGTTCTGAGTACGTCAATACCTGATTCCTCAGACCCGTTGATGAGTAGGTATTCGGCACCTATCTCGTTACATAATGCTTTGGCTACAGTGGTTTTACCTACACCTGCTGTACCACAAAACAAGAAGTTTGGTAGTTCACCAGTTTGGACGAACTGCTTAAATGTTTCTTTTAAGTTCTTTGGTAAGACACAATCGTCGATCTTTTGTGGACGATACTTCTCCACCCATAAGTATTCTTGCATAATAACTCCATGATATAATTAAATCTCAAATGTACTATCTGCTTCAATCGCTACATAATAAATTAAACTATTGATACTTTGTGACACAAAACGAGAGATCTTTTTAGACGAGATCGATACGTCATAGTTGCCACTGATCAGTTTAAGGTTATCAACTTTGATGTTGACTTTGAATACTAAAGATGATGGACAGATGTCATATTGATATGAGTTAGCTGTCTTATTCTTTTTATCAGACACTACTACTGATATTGTTGTACCATTACCAACGAATGACACGTCTGTAGCTTTAAGTAATGGTGCAGTCTTAAGGATATTATTTAGTACAGCTGAGTCAAGCTTAAACTCGATCTCTGCTTGTGGAAATACGATGTCCTTCTTAGGAGCAACGATTGCTTCTTCTGAAGCTTTGAACCATTTAATAGAGCTATTACCTTCTTTGATTAACAATGTCTTGTCATCAAAAGTTAAGTTCGGATCATTGAATAATGATAGAGCACCAAGCAGCTCGTTCACGTCATAGATACCGAACTGTTCAGGAAATGTTTCAGCTACCGTTACTGTAGACATGATCTCAGAACCTACAGCTATAGTAGAGATGGTATTTCCAGGTTTAAATAATAAGTTGCTGTTGATGTTTGCATAGTTTTTAATTATACTGAGCGTCTCTTTACTTAGTTTCATCTGTCTTCACCCCTTTCTTATAACGTTTTAAAATCTCACTAGAATCTTCCATATTATTTAATAAATTTCCTAATAAACCTATAGCTTTTACTGGAGATTTATAACCAGATGTAAACATCTTTAATTGTCGGCCTACTCTAACCCATACACCTCTTTCTGGATCATAGTATTTTTTTGCCATACGACGCCATGCTTTCATTTTATTTTTACTTGTTTTGCTCATTGCTCATACTCACTTTCATCAAGATCTAACATAAACATAATACAACATAATGCATGTGCTAAGTGATTAATACCAGTCTCTGGATCACTTATCTCGCCTTCTTTGTATGCCCATAGATGACGCTGTGCTGCATCAAAGTATCTACGAGGACCGTCTGGAACTCTACGCCAATTATCAGGCTCATATTTTTCTGCACCAAATGTCAATACTCTAACCGTCTCACGTAAAGCAAGTGGAGGCAATAAACCATATTGTAGTTTACCTCCATCAAATTTACGACCACCTTTGTGATCTTTGCTTTGTGAAATCTTTAGCTCGTCTTTTCTCATACTGTCTCCTCTGTTTAAGACTCTCGTTTGAGAATACTAAAGAGAGGAGGCATTGCGCCTCCTCGAATTGACTTACTAGAGATACCAATCTTAGAATGCTGAACCACCTAAGATTTGATAAGCTGCAGCCACCATCTCACGGCTTGGTTTACCAAGTCTGTAACGTGTGGTTGTTTCGCCATTCCATAATTTTGAATTGTTAGCATAAACTGCATAACCCTTCATACGTAATTGACGAACTGCTTCATGCGGATTAGCAAGACCGAAACGAGCTGTGATTTGCTTAGCTGTTACAGTTTTACCTGCTTGAAGGTAAGTGATTAATGATTTTGTTGCTGACATACTATTACTCCTTGAAATCGCGACTTTATGGGAATTTTTGATAAGATTGTCGCTTATCTCACCAAATACTAAGCTATTATACCCTGTTTTTGAATTAAAGTTAAATAATTTTTTTAAGTTCATAATATATTACGGCTTTAGACCGTACTCCTTGATCACGTTATTTAATAATGGTGAGAACCTTGTTAGGTCAATCACCGCTTCTACTTTTCCACTGTGATAGTCCTGCAATTCCGAGTCAGTGGGCCTCGGAAATTTGTAAACACCTTTTGCTACTTTGTTTTCTGATACGATTAACCAATTAGGATAACCTAACTTAGGACATCCTGAGTCACGTTTACTAAGCATGATCTTATGGTAATCTTGCATCTCAATTAATTCAATCTCGTCTGCATCATGATCGAAGCGATTCATCACCTCGATCACGTACATTTTCTGTGTTGGCTTCAGTTCCTTAAATTGCATTGGATCCATTCGGTATAGTTGGTGTTACCGTTTGACCAGCTGTCGCAGCATTATAAGCATCGCTGATAGTGTAGGCTGCAGCATCACTTATAACTGGTTCATCACCTAAGTTAACTACTTCTGGTGGAGGGTTCGAGATCTTATCGAACACATCCATGAATGCAGCTTTGGTTTGTGGATCAAAACGGTTACAACATAACTGGATAGCTTTGTCCTTCTTTTTGAAGATGCTGAACGCACGTACGATGTGAGTCATACGACGTGTTGTAATGGTCTCGTCTACACCTCCGTCTTCGAACGTACGACGGATTGCATCAGCCCATTTAATAAGGGTGTCTGCAAAGTCTTGGTCCTCACAGTTATAGTGCTTCATGAGGTTCTTAACGATCTTCATTTCGGTCGCTGCGTTAGGATACTCTTGTTCGAATGTCACTGCGAAACGCTCTAAGAATGCTTCGTTAAGTACGTTTGTACCGATGTATCGACCATCGTCTGAACCTTTACCCTTTGTGTTAGCTGTAGCAATGATATTGAAACCACCAGCTGGAACGATTACCTCGTTCTTAAGCTTGAAGTAATAAGGCTTGCCTTCGAGTATAGGTTGTAAACACAATAGTGTGTTAGCTGAACCAGCATCGATCTCGTCAAGTAGTAGTGTGTAACCATTACGCATAGCTACGAGCACTGGACCCTCGACGATTTGTACGTTACCATCAACGAGTGTCTTAGCACCGATGAGTTGCTCTTCGTCAGACATCATGTTAAGATTAACACGGATGAGTGGCTTTTTGAACTTAGCACAGATCTGCTCGATCATGGTTGACTTACCGTTACCAGTAGGACCAGCGATGTAGGCTGGATAGAATAGACCAGCTTTGATGATGGTCTCAAGATCCGTATAGTTGCCGAAAGGTACATAGTTAGGATCTTTGGCTGGGATCAATGTCTCAGGCTTTTCGAAGTTTACGATAGCTTCGCTTTTGATTTGTACTGGAGTATTTACCACTTTAAGCACAGGTTTTGGAATGTGTGTAGGCACCTTCACGTTATAAACACCACGTGATACTTGACCAGCGATCATGAACCAAGGCATGGTATCATAACCTAATGAATTTACCACTGCCATCAGATCCGTCTTACTGATCTCAGGCTTTTTAGCCAGGGCTGGATAAGTCTCGAATAGCTTTGCTTGGAGTTCAAGCTTTTGTTCACTTTTATATCTCATAATATAGTTCTCTCCTTATTTAATATAAAACCATTATACCCTAAATATGATTTAATGTACATAGGCCCTAAGTTATTGATTTTAATGGATATATTCATTAAGCTACCAAGCCTATGAATTGATTAAGTAATATACGACTGGTCTTCTTATTTGAGAGTACTTTGGTAAGCTCCCGGGCGATCCTGGCAGCACTCTCCTTGGTACCTATATTAAGCTCTTTATCCTCTTCAATCTTAGTCTTGGATTCAGCCACTATGAAGAGCTCGTCACGACCTGTATCCTTAAGGGTCGTAAAGCCGTTACGTCTCATGTCTCGCTTCATGGTCTCAATAGCTGAATAATAACTAGCTTGTGAAGTATAACCATAATGTGTAGACATAGCCATCACTAATGATCTATATGAAGGACGAGTGATGTAAAATCCTACAGTAGTGATAGCGTATCTATCTTTGATCATCTGTAGTAGTGACTTAGTTTGCTCTGCGCTGTCATTCATAGGATAATGTTTATGAGTCACTGTATCAGATATGAATGGTTTAGTAGTCACATAATCTTTGTTATCAACGAATGTCCTGCGTGAACTGACTATGTCATAGCCTGTTCTTATACGTTCACCTTCGCCATCAGTCAGCGTGATGAGTGTCGTTTTTTCTATGCCGTTCTTATTCTTAAATTCAGGGATGTAGTTGTATAACCATGCTAACGCTGAGTTGAGTGGTGTACCAGATGTCTTGAAGTTACCAATATTGTTAAAGTATCTTGATAATGTGATAGTTATCATCTTGTTGAATTCTGATTGAGACATCTTAGATGAGAATAACTCCATCATCACAAGACCATACGTATCTACTTCTTTATCGCTGTATAGTTGTTTACGACTGCCATCATCGTTTCTATAGCGACGATCATCCCATCCATTAGTGAATGCAAATACTTGGAATGGGATCTGAGCACCGCGACAAAACATTGCTAATGAGATGACTTGTTCTAATGTAGGACGTAATACACCGTCCATAGAAGCTGACCAATCCAATAAGAATATCATACCATGGTTCTTACCGTTAGGGATAGTCATGACTTGTTTGAAGATGTCATCGTTGAGTTTATATGCATAAAGCTTTTTACCGTCTAATGAACCTGTCTTAGCGATCTTAGCACGCTTATAGTTTTGTGCTGACTTACGCATCTCAAATTCTTTTATAAGATAGTTAACGATATTTTTTGAACCAGCTTTGAACTTCTCAGCGCGTTCGATATCGTCTTGAGTAATAAGCTTATGGTTATTAAGCTCATCTTGATACTCAGAATGTTGCTTGAACACTTCGTTATAAGTTACCAAAGGATTTATTTTAAATTTAGGGATTGTAATGTACTCATACCTAACTGATGTATCAGCAAGCTCATCGATCTTATTCTTAAGTGACTTTTCTGTTTGCGATTCAAGCATATCTTCGAGGCTGTCTTCAAGATCTTTTAATGGATCTTGCTTAGTTGATGGTGATGGTTGACTTTGCTCTTCAGTCTCTTCTAAGTCTTCAGTCTCATCAGCTTCGAACTGTTGTGTGTTATCTTGCTCTTCGTTCTCTTCGTCATCAAACTCGTCGTGTTGATCTGATTGAGATTTCATCTCTTCGATCTTGTCTTCCATAGCTTGCTTAGAATAGTCATAAATCTCTTTAGCTAGATTGATGACATCATCACATGTTTCAGTCTCTTCAGCACGTCTTACGTAAGCTTTCTCTACTTCGTCAAACGTTACTCCGCATGAGTAACCAGCTTTGAAATATAGGTTGATCTTATCGATCAACAACATGTCTTTGAAACCATTAGCTACACCAAAGAAGTCGCGATCGTTAAGTTCTTTGTAACCTAAGTTGAATGACTTACGAAGACCAGGATATCTGCGCTTCATAAGTTTTTCAATACGAACGTCCTCAAGCACATTCATGTAACCTGAGAAGTGTGGTGTGTTTTTATAAGGGTTGTTTGTTACGTATGCTTCCTCAGTAGTATATAAAGCATGACCAACTTCGTGACCTACTAACATGTCGAGTAAGTCTTGTGTCATGTCCTTCCACTGAGGAAGTCTTAGTGTACGGTTTACGATGTCAAACGAAGCAGTACTAACTGGAGCTTGTACCACAGTTAGGTTTTCATTTGCTAATAATTTTGCTACTAAGTCAATTTTTGTCATAATCTCTCCGATTTATATAACCATTATATCAAAAAGGCTATTTAATGTACATAGGCCCTAAGTTATTGATTTTATTAAATAATTATGTAAGTTATTGATCTAGAAGATATTCTTGGTAGTTAGTTAAAGGATAGCCAAAGTTGTATTTTGCTTGGATCCAAGATGATGCTAGAGTAGATTCTTTGAGCTCACAGTCATTGGCAAGTTTGGTGTCAATGATAAGTCGATTTTGTGATGGTGAAAATTGTAAGTAATAAGTGATTTGTGTTGTCATATATCTCTCCTAGTTGAAATAACATTATACCCTAATATCGGATTAATGTACATGGGCCCCTGGCCCCAATTAGGGTATATTTGCCTATCTAGGAAAAAAGATCGCTGTCCTGGGCGCTGCTGGGTGACTATGCTATATAAATCAATAACTTAAGAATTTGTTACTACGGTGGAGAAGTCGTTTGTCTTTTCAAAGCGGATGTTGTTCTTAAACTTATCAAGGAGCACATCGCCTTTATGGGATATGACGAACACATTGGTGTTTTCTCCAAGTGTATCCATCACTGATAGGAAATAGTCAGTACCCGCCACATCAAGACTAGAGTCGAATATCTCGTCTAGTAATAATAGGTTGGTGTTGACTGAGTTTTTCATCTTAGCTATCTGGCGCCAAGTAAATAGGATTGCCAAGTCGATACGCATCTTTTCTCCTTCTGAGAACGAGGCATACGTGAACTCATCTCTAAATCTAGATTTAATTGTTTCATTAAAAGATTCGTCGAGCTCGAACTTAACAAAGAAGTCCATTGCTGAGAGGTACATGTTAATCAACTTGTTCATAGCTGGTAAGTATTCACGAATGATCGTGGTCTTGATACCAGTGTCCTTAAGTAATACGCTTGCTATCTCTTGCAATTGTTTTTCTTTAACAAGAGTCATCTTTACTTCATTCTTTTGTAGAGCTTCATTAGCTAGTGTTTTGATCTTATCTTTCTCTACATCGATATCGCCTTGTACAGATAACTCAGTGATCTCTTTTTCAAGCTGATTGTTTGCTTTCATAAGCATGTTCATCGCGTTGATCTCTGTTGAGATTAAGATGTTCTTATCTTGTATTTGATTAAGTATGCCTTGCTTCTCTTGTAAGTCAATGCTCAACTTAGCATAAGCAGAATTAAGTGTATCCATATTATTAGTGATCTGCTGTTTACTTTCAGTTATCTTACCGATGATCTTATCTTTATGTTCGTGTTGGATGCCTTGCTCACACGATGGACACGTCTCATTACTGGTAAAGAACTCGATGTGTTCATCAACTTGTGCAAGCTTCTGTGATAACTTATTCATGTTTGATTTACATGTGTCGATATTTTTATCTACATCAAGCTTATCTATTAACTTAGTGTTCAACTCTTCAATGTCTTTATTGAGTAGATTTACAAGATGTGTCTTATCATTTATCTCTAAGATGTTAGTACCGATTTTATCTCTTAAGACTTTAACGTTTTGATCTTTAGAGTGTTGTAGAGAATCGATCAAACTCTTTTGAGCTTTAGCTTGTTCAGTGATGATACGTATCTCTGTCTCAACAGAAGTTAGTTCCTCTTTGTTTTCTACCATCTTTTCTTTAAGTATAATATTCATAGTAGAGAATACTTTGATGTCAAGGATATCTTCAATGACTTCACGACGTTGCCACACAGGTAACTGCATGAACGGTACAAAGGAAGCAGACCCTAATATCACGACTTGGGTAAACGTTTTATAATTAAGTTTTAGGATCTGCTGTTCGAGCACTTTTTGATAATCTTTTACAGCCGCGTCTTGATTGATGATGGTGCCGTTTTGATATATCTCAAAGATATTTGGTTTGATCCCTCGCACCACACGGTACTTAGTGGGACCAATATCAAACTCAATCTCAACCACACAGTTCTTTTGGTTGATAGAGTTTACTAGTTGATTCTTGTTGACGTCTCTAAATGGTTTATTGAACAGTGAGAAGGTAAGTGCATCAAGGATAGTAGACTTACCTTCACCGTTTTTCCCAACGATTAAGGTTGTTGAGTGACCATTTAGTTCGACTTTATTTGGGACATTACCAGTTGATAAAAAGTTTTTCCAACTGACAGACTTGAATATAATCAAACAACCTCCTGGTTAATTGCTTCAATATATAGGGATTTTACGAAAGATTTAATAGCTTCTTTATCTCCTTCCGTTTGGATGGAATCAATGTAATTACCAAGAATGCTAACAGTATCTTCCAAATTAATCTCAGAATCAATGGTACCTTCGTTGAACTCTGATAAGTCTTCGATGATCTTAACTTCATATGGTTGTTGTTCGTATAGTGTGTTAACAAACCTATCAAATTTATATAGATCGGTTTTATTTATAACAACTAACTTAATATACTTATCCTTTATTTCAATTGTTGTAAGATCGATTGGTTCTACATCTTTATCATTATACTCGATCTTTTCATGTATAGTGAATGGGTTTTGGATAAACTCTAGTTGTCTTGTCTCTGTATCAAACACTGAGAATCCTTTTAGATCTCCAGCATCTTGCCATGTCATCTCGTACGGTGTACCAATGTACTCTATGTTTTCTGCTTTTGATCTTGTATGATAGTGACCAGATAATACTCGTTCATACTTTGCAAACATCTCATGAGATAGTCCCTCTTCTGCATACATGCCGCGATGCATAGGAAATCCAGCTAATTCAAAATGACCAAGACATAGTTCAGATTTACTATTATCGATGAACTTGAATACTTTATCCTCGTTCTCTTTACATATCCATGGTATAAGATCAATGCTTGCATTATCTTCATGTATACGAGTAGGTTCATCTATGACAAGTATGTTATCGTATTCACCTAAGATCAATGATTGTGCATTAACAGCTAGCGACTCTTTCCAAAATATATCATGGTTGCCAAGGAGTGTTATGAGTTGGATACCTCTGGCCTCTAGTTCATTAAAGAAGTATCGTTTGCATTCTGCTAGGGTATTGAAGTTAATGAACTTGCGACGATCGAATAGATCTCCTAGTTGATATATAGCCTTGATATTATGCTGTTGCATGTAAGGAAATAAGCATTGACTATAAAACTTCTCATAGTAAGAATGAAACTTGAGAGAATCTCCTCTTACTCCAAAGTGGGTGTCGCCCAAGATGATTAGTTTACTCACTACGTTCGTCCTCAATAAAAGTATCTAAAGTTATAGTGTCCTTCTTTTTCTTACGTTTATTTTTTATACGCTCTTCAAACTTATCATCAAACGTTCCGTGTTGTTGCATGAATCCAATAAACCCGTTATAAAAGTCATCATCGTCGTGGTTTTGTGTTTCATAGGATTCAAAAGTATTATCTCTTATGAGTTTACCACGTATGTATGATTGTTTCTTTTCTTTTTCAATACGTCTAAGGAAAGCATAATAAATGATTTGAGTAAAGTATGAGAATGGATTAGACGATTTTTCTGGATTAAAGTTGTCAAAATACATGATACAATTCTCTATACCATCGAGGATCATGTCATCTTTATAGGAATAATTTATGAAGTTGGGGCGATTAGCTAGTTTAGTTGCTATCTTTAATACACATTCACCAAGATAATTTGATATCGGTGGTTTAGGATCTCCACCAGATTCTGCTTCGCGACATTGCTTTTGATATTTTTTGATCGCTTCGAGGAAGTCGACATTGTTTACGTAGTGCACCGGTTTCTTGTCCGACATGAATATCACCTATGTTAATTATTAAGATCATTATACTATAATACAATTATAAAGTACAATTATTTAGGAACGAATAAAAAGTAATTCTACTATTACTCCTTTAGATAATAGCTCAGAAACATACTGTTCGGTTTGCAAAATAGGATCGGGCAATCCCGGTTGTATTGGATCTCCTTCCCAATTATTGGGTGGGTGTTTTAATAAAATCCTTACATCAGAAAATCCTAAATTAATTAATGGATCATACACATTTTGAATCAAAGATTGTTCGGATTTTATCATAGGATTTAATTCTACTATTATGGATGATACTCTATTGTCATCTAAAGTTTTGGTCATACCTTTAATTACAAATTCTTCATGCCCTTCCACATCCATTTTAATTACTATATTCGTAGAATACGGACATATAGATTCAGAATCAATTTGTGAGGTAATTACAGAATATTTTGTTCCAGATGCTCTAATTTCAAGACTCGATCCGCCCATGTTATGCGGATCATCTATTAAATTTATAACATCTCCATCTGTATTTGAACACGCAACTTCTCTGACAGTTATCCTATTTTGCCAACCATTTGCATTAATAGATGTTTTTAATAATTTACATGTAAGCGGGTGTGCCTCAAACGCTAATACTCTAGCTCCACACATTGCAGCAGTAAATGAATGTAATCCTATATTCGCCCCAATATCAATGAATAATGTTTTATTATCGCATAGTTTAGCTATCGCTGCAGCCACACTTGGCTCCCAAGTTTTACCGCTTGCAATCTGTCTGCTTATATAATCATCGTCATTATGTGTATAACAAAGAAAATCTTTTGATCCAATAAATGGAATAACTCTTTTAAATATTGGGAATAGATTTATATGAACACCTTGATCATATATCCATTTGGTCCTATCTTCAATTTGTTTATCAGTTAAATCATACTGTATACCATATCCCAAATTAAATTGGTGCTTAATCCTCTCTCGAGTAGTCTGAGTTCTATTAAATTCACGTGTTTGCCCTATATATCTCCAATGAAGCATAACGGGTTTATCTATACATTCTAATGATGGTTGATTAAATTGTGGATTCCAATAATGTTGACCTACTTGAAAATTAGTTTCTACAATAGCATTAGGATTAAATATCATTGGCTTATCATACATATAAGGATCTTTATTGATAAGCTTGTGTATTGGATCTTCTCGTAGTCCTTTAAGTGCAGATAAGTTTGGTTGTTGATGCGTTGAAAGTCTAGCTAAACAATTTTTAAATTCATCATCTTTAATAATAATTGCTATACTAATAACTGAACTGTGTGTTATTTTATTTTCTTTCCACTCAGTTAAAGCTGAAATTATATCATTTGGGTATTTTGGGAAAAAGATTAATTCATCTGTATCTGCAATAATAACATAATCAGCATGACCGCGTGACTCTTTCCATGCCTCATTTTTCATTTTTATATTAGTTTTATCACATAGTCTATTAGTTTCTAACTGTCTAATTTCACGACCAGCTGATTTAATAATATCAATACTGTCATCAGTGCAACCTGCATCATAAAATATAATACGATCTGCCGTTTCATAATGTTTTAAAACAACACGAACTAAATCAGAATCATTCCATATTGGCATGTACACCCAATATTTCATTTATAGTTCCTTGATATCATAATAAAAATAATTGTACATTAATTTGGAGTTGAGGTATTATAACTGTATCTGGTGGTTAATGTATTAGCTTAGATGTATCTGGAATAATCATTACATCAGGTAACTCTTCTTCATACTCTTGTTTTCTAAACATGTTCTGAAGCTTCTCTGCTAGTTCTTTCATCTCGTTCGGGTTATAGGCTTCTTGGGGAAAAGTGGTCGCACGGCCTAAAAAGTCGTCCACAGATTTATGGTATTCATTTATGTAACGGGGATCCATGTCTTGAATGAATAACACGTGTTGTTTTGTGAAGGTATATTCGTCAGATGCTGAGAAGTGGGTCCATGCACCAAGTACGATAGAATCCATGACTTGACCATGAATAGACCTAGGTACATGTTTCACTGTCATAGGGAACATACATCTTACCTCATAATCATCTTCAGTGATGAGTTGAGTAAGGATTTCGTCTCCGCTTACCAGCTTTATTACTACGTATCTATCTAACTCTGCAACCATTAAATGTTTACCTCGTAGACTTTATAGTCAAACTTTTCCTCTGAGTATATCTTAACTCGCTCAACAAAATGATTCAATGTGTGGTTCTTTCTAGATTTCCATTGCATATCATCTGCGATATCGTATAATTTAAGATGAGTCTTGCCATCTTTTAACCTAAGTCCTCTGCCTATTGACTGTAAGTTCCTGATCTTAGACTTAGTGGGACTAGCAAAGATGATGTTTTCTATGCTAGGTATATTTATACCCATTGAGAACGTAGCATATGAAGCCACTATGATGGTATTATTTCCAAGTTCGGTATTCTTGCGGATATCCTCTCGATCTAATGTCTCTACTCCACCATGCACTACATAGACGTTCTTGTCGGGGGCTTTTGCTTTAATAGCTTCATATAAAGGTATACCATGCTTCTCTACGAATTGGAATAATACAAGTGTGTTGCCTTTACATGATGTAGTAAGGTTTCGTATGAATTTATTTCGTGCTTCGTTTAATACTAAGTACTCCATCTCTTCTTGATATGTTTGTTCTTTACAAGCCTTACGTATCTCATCTTTGTATTTTAGTACGACACAGTTGATGTCGATCTGCACGACCTTACCATCATCCATAAGTTCTTTCGTAGTCGTAACTCTATGGACTGGCCCAAATAAACCTTCTAATGTTAATTGATTGATCTTCTTATTATCGATGGTGCCTGTAGTACCGATACGATACTTAACATGTTGCATACGTTCCATGATAGTAATCAATGATGTTGCTTTAAATTGATGAGCTTCGTCACCAACTATAACATCAAAATTCTCAAACCATTGTTTAGGCTGTGTATAGATGGATTGCCATGTAGTGATCAATACGTTCTTAGTAAAGTCTCTTGTAAATCCTGAATATAGTTTTTGACAATTATCTTTTACCGACCATTGATTATGTGATGAGTAGTCTTCAAAGTCTGAGTACATCTGCTCTACTAATGATGTGGTAGGTACAACTATGATCGTCTTACGATCCTCTTCAAGGTGCCATCTCATTAGACAATAGATCATGAATGATTTACCAGATGCGGTAGGAGATAGTAAGACCGTACGATTAAGGTTTAGTGATGTCTGTACAGCGGCGATCTGATAATCACGAGCTATGATTGGTTGACCACGACCATATAGATCTAGATCATGTATAAACTTGGTGACTTGTTCTGTTGAGTAGTTATGTAGATCTAATGGTTTTGCATATTCGTCTGTTGGATTAAATGTTAGTTCATAATTATTACGCTGTGCAAACTCTAAGACATACTGATATAAGCCTGCATATAGCGTCTTCCTGATTAATGAGTACAGTCGGACTTTGCCATCCCATAACCTAGCTTTAAACTTAGGGGTAAACCTTGCACCAGGAACCTCGTAAGTAAAGAACGATTCAAGCTCTTGCTCACATCCCGCGTCTCCGTATACACGGATGTTTACTTCATTAATTTTTTCAATGGTTAGTTTCATTACATTCCAGCTAAGAACTTTTTCCATTCAATACCGTTTTTGAGTTGCCAATCTCGGGCTTTGATTTGTCCTAAAATACCTTCGAGTAGATAACCCATGGTTTCTAGGTATTCGATCTTAGTATTTAGGTTGATAAGATCTTGGTCGCCTTGAAGGAACTCGTCCATCTCGTTCTTAAGTGGCTTGATTAGTTGATAAGGCTCCCAACCCAATTGTTGTAGCTCTTCTCTTGATAGTTCGCCTCTGTAATACCTAAACTTATTCTTACGAAGTATGTTATAGTCAGCTCTAGCCTTTGTTAGCTTAAGCTTAACTCCAACCATTAGCTTTATGTATTTAGAATGAACCTTTGCTGTTTCAGTAGAAGCTTCACCTAGATGATTATCATCGATGAGGCTATCTTGTTCCCACATCTGCTGAATCTCTTCAATATTCATAATTTACCCATTTTATAAAATTACATTATACTACATAATCTATTTATTGTACATGTTTAATTTGCAGCTCCAGCAGCACTCGTAGTTGAAGCAGGGTCTACGAAGTTGTAATAGTTATACCTAAATGTGGCTGTGCCTATCAAGTAGTTAACATCATTTAAGTTAGCCGAGAAGGGTAAAGAAGATATGCTGACTGGATGTAGGTCTCTAAATAATATAGTTTTAGAAGCGGTATTTTGGCTAGTTAAGATCTCTAACACCCCGTCAGAGTAGTTATTAACCATGCCTCCATAACGGCTACTCCCTACAGTAGCATCTTGTCCAGCTAAAGCTTGATGTTGAAGGTAATTTTCTGGGAAACCTAGTGCAATTATCCAATCAAATATACCTTTATAGTTAGCTAAGTTTTCGTCTACTAAGAACTGTATAGTTAAGTCACCAAATCGTATCATATCGCCAGGTACACCAATAGTAGAAAGCGGTGTTGGTAAAGGTATTGATGGCAACTCGATCTCAGGCAAATTAACTTCTTGACAAAAATATGTCAAGTCTGGTAATTTAGATATTGATAACCTAAACCCGGTAGGTGATAGAGGGTTTATGTTGGATGGTACTGGGCAATTCGCGTTTGCTGTCATGATTGATTCCTTTATTACATACTCTATTTATATGCAATAAAAAGGGCTCTTGCGAGCCCTTCTTATCAATGTAGTTGCCTTACGGCTATTATTACATTAAGTTTGTAACTGTCACTTTTCTGTAGTAGTAATTTGCGTTAGCAACGATAACGTTGTTATCAGAATTACCATCATCCAAGTTAACAAATGGGTTAGCAACAATACCGTAACGTGTCTTGAAGCCAATTTTTGGTTGGAATGTGTTAGGATCAACAGCACGAACCAATTGGAGAGGCACGTATGGGCAGTAGAATAAACCAGCATCAAATGCTGATGTACCCTTGTAGCCAACTACGAAGAATTGTGAACCAGAAGCAGATGGATTGCTACCGCCGCTATATGGATCAACATAAACTTTGTACTTACCGTTTAAAACACCAGCGAATGTTGTTGAAGCTTCATCAACGTTCAATGATGTTGAAAGAGCTGGAGCGTAATCTAATACACCTGCCATAGCCATTGCAGAAGCAACGTCGCTTGAACAGATGATGAAATTACCACGGCCTCTACGTGTTTGTTGAGCAATCGCGTTAGCGTCACGTTCAACTTGGAATAAGAGACCTTTAAATTTCTCTACAGACCAACGACCGTTAGAGTCAACGTCTAAGTCGAATGTACCAGCTGTTGCAGTACCATGTTGTGCACCAACTTTAGCAGTAGCGTAAACAGTTCTTACAACTTCACGGTTGATTTCAGCAAGGATTTCTGTTGAAAGGATGTTGCTTAATTCGCCTTCAGCATCTAAACCATGAACTGATTTCAAGTCTTGAGCTAACTCGATTGAGTATTCAGCTTTAAGAGCACGTGTTTTAGCTGTTACAGATGTCTTCTCGATTGAGAAAGCCATTTGATGGAAGTCAGAAGGTGTTGAACCTAAGTCTTCCGCAGTAGCTGTAGTCATACCTATACCAGTTTGGATTGAACCTGGGTGTACGCCAGAGTGTGTACCAGCACCAGCAAAGTCAGTATCAGCTTCGTTAAATAACGCTTCTGTACCAGCTTGTGTTGTATAACGTGATTTCATCGCGAAGATGAGACCAGTTGGTTGTGTCATTGGTTGAACACCAGCGATGTCGTATGCAATCATTTGTGGCATTGCACGACGTACTAACGCGATAAGAACTGGGTCGAAACCAGCTACTGTACCTGTTGCATCACCAGCACCACCTAAAGCGATACCTGTACCGCCTGAGTTAGCAGGAGCAGTTTCGAAAAGTGCTTCTGCACCTTTTCTCATTTCACGCTCTTGGTTTTCTAATAGAATCGCAGTAACTTCCTTACGGTAGTTATCTTTGATATCTGGAAGTGACTTATGCTCTAAGATCGGCTCCCATTTTTTTACTAAGTCTTGACGAGTTGTCATTTTTGTTTTCCTTATTTAATGTTGTCGAGTGCTGACATATACTTACTGATTGTAGGATCAACAGGCTTTTTAACTTCCTCTGTTAAACTTTCAACCGGTGTATCTGTTACAACAGACTCAACGATTGTTGATGTCACCTTGTTTGTGAAATAATTTTCACGTATTGTCTTAACCTTAGTTTCGAAAGACTCTTCATCTTCAAAGACTAACTCTTCAGCAAGACCAAAGAATTTTTCTTTATCTGTTTCAGCAAGTCCTTCTGCGCCGTCAGCAATGATAGCTTCACGAGTTGCTTCGTTGATGACTTTCGCCATTTCAACGTTAGCCGCAACTTGTTCATCTAACTTAGCTTGTAGGTCTGCAATTGCTTCTTCCATAGAACCTAATACATCGAATTTTTCCTCAGGAACATCGATATAGTGTTCTTCGAATAGGCCTTTAAGACCAGAAACAAAGCCTTCTAAGATATCAGACTTCATACCACTTTCAAGGGCAATTTCATTATTTTGCATCCACTGCTCAGCAACGTAGCTGAGATATCCATCAACTTTTTCAACAAGACCCTCTTGATTCTGAGCGATAGCTTCTTCAAGCTTCGCATCAAATTCTTCTTGTAAACGAGTTACTTCTTCTTTTACTCGTGTTACGATAGCTGCTTCGAAGATTGTTGCTGCTTTAGCTTTAAATTCCTCTGAGAGGTCTTCACCGTTTACTAATGCATCAACGTCTTCTTTAAAATTAACTGCTGGACCTGCCGCTGTAGCTGGGATTACATCCTTAGCTGTACGGATAGGTGCTTGATCACCAGCGTTAGCATGTGCTGTTGCAACGTTAGGTTTCTTAGAAGCAACTTCTGCTTCTTTTTCGTCTTGTGCGTTGTTCTTAGCATTAGCTTCATTTGGTACTGGATTTTCAGCAGGAACTGAGTTAGTAGCTGTACGAAGTACTGCTTGGTCGCCTGCTGCAGCATCTTTAGTTACTGCATTGTTGGGACCACTTTCAGCACCAGCTAAATGTGATTCTTCATCAATTTGTTCTGCAGAATCTGTAGCTTTTGATTCAGCTAAGATTTGTGCAATTTTTTGTTCGATCGACATCTTTTTCTCCTATTTTTGTGTATCTTTACAGATATACTATTATTTATAGTTATTTAATTTTCGAGAGGAAAGTTTGGAATGCCCTAATCTTTGCCTCTTGTAAATTTTTACTAGACGCACGACGGATATTCGCCTGCATTTCTCGTAAGTCTTTCTCCACAAACCTTCCATCGACCATAACCCATTCCTTAGACTCCATCACACCCTCTACGAAAGCATTAGGGGCTGATGGGTCAGCTACGATATCCGCAGCTGTCGCTAAAGTGAAATCTTTACCAACATATGATACGTCACCTTTTCGATCGAGCGAACCCATACCTCTTGAAGATACACCTAGTGTAGCTCCTTCGTCGATAAGGGACTTTACGATCTTACCATAAGGTGTATCCATGATCTTAGCTTTACCAATGAAGTTATCACCTTCACGGCGTAAGTTCTTGATCATATGTGATACACGATCTAAGTTGATCGTTGGTGAATCAGGATGACCTAACTCGCCAAATGCACGATTTTTACTGACGTACTCGTCGTTATATCGTTTTACCTCATTATCAAGTATCTCTACTGGATAGATGCGGCCGTTACGATTCTTTAAGTTCGATTGAAGGAATACGCCTTCAATGAAGTATTCTTTGCCCTTACCTAGTTTTTCTTCAACTAAGTACTTAACTTGTTCGGTGTGTTCTTTTATGAGTTTCATCTTTTATACCTTATCTGGTGAACCTGAAAGAGTTGTAGAAGCGCCAACGCGAGTTTCGTCATCGTATGCGCCATATTTTTCGTACTCAATCTTGCTATAGTATCCAGCAACTTTATGTAATACCAAATATGTAGTAACGTTTGCACCACTAGTACCACCATGTGTAACTACTAAGTTACTAGTATTCTGTAAGTTATTAGTAAAGCCATACTGATTGTATTGCATCGTCACAGCATGTTCTGGAGAAGCCGCAACAGCTATGTATCCTGTAGCACCAGTAGCTCCGCGATTAACTACAAGTGTTGATCCTGGTAAACCGCTGCTGTAAACGCCAGAGATGTTTACTGTTGGAGCTGAGTAGTCTGTAGATCCAGTAGCACCTAGTGCTTGTCTACCATTAACTAAATCTGTTAATGAGATCGTCGCTGTATCATTCGCACCCTCAACCTTAACTACAGTTTCTAGATGAGAGTTTTTAATAATTGAGCTAATTAATGCCATTGTTATTCT